ACGCCCGCGTTTTCTAAATCTTCCGGAGTGAAACCAGCATCTTCGATATTAACTAAATCTTTTTCCATATCTAATACTCCTTAGCCTTTTAACGTCATTGCCGGACGAATAAAGAAATATGGCAGTTTAACGCCGTTGCCGGGCGATAATGTATAAGCAAGCCTTTTAACGCCGTTACTTAGGGCGAAAATAATATAAAAAACGCCCCATTACGGAGCGTTTATTATTGTGTTGATAGTTTATATTACATAGTGCCTAAATCGTTCATAGGCGGCATAATTTGCGGTGTATTTTGAATGTTTGGTTGTTTACCTTTCAAGGCTAACCGCTCAGCCATAATCTGTTGTGGTGAAATCTGTACGCCCAGCGTTTGTAAATACATACTCAATGCTTCCGCTGGCATATCATCAAGCGAACCACTTACACGCAATTCTGGTAACGCTGGTTTTTCTGCCGCTTCTTGCATGCGTTTCTTAACCGTTTCTTTTTCTGGGAAATCCATGAAATCAAGGATAATATCTATAGGAATATCAACGCCGCTTTTCTTAGCTTCCAATAATTGGTAAAGGTTAGCACGTCTTGCCGTTGCGCTTGCTTGGCTAGTGCTAATTACAATATCAAAATCAAAGGCGGATAGATCATACAAAACTTGCTTAATAGGATTACCTTCCGCATCACGCTGCGGTTGTCCAAATGCATCGGTTAAAACTTGTTCTTGCATAGGTTGATTTAAACCCGGTGCAATCTGTACAAATTCCTTTTGACCGTCGTCACCCATAATGCGCATTGCTTTGGCTTCATTGTAGAATTGTGGAATTAAACCCGGTGCGTTTTTCTCACCCCATAATAATTTTACAATTTGGCGTTCTGCTTCTTTTGATTGCTCAAAGATGCCGGCAGTTTGTACAGTCGTTACAGATTGCCGCAAGTCGATTGCCTTGCCGCTCATACTGCCAACGCTACCGCTTAAACTTTCCGGAGTGATACCGCTGATAGAATAGAAATCGTTGCTTGATTGTTGTTCAAGGGCCATATTAATGTTGCTATCCATTGCCGGCGTGCCGTCTACGAATGATACGCCCGGCGGTAACCAGATATTCGCGCCCGGTTTAGTGCTATTGTTTTTGATATCGCGCTTATTCTGTTCGGTTAGTTGACCTTGCCAGAATTTAACGCCTAACGACTGCTGATTTACAACGTGCATGCGTTGGCTTCGGTTTTTGTTTAATTCCCTTTGTGCATCTTTAATATCACGCACTACGCCAGCTGGTTCCAGTTCATCATCTACCAATTCGCCGGTATAGTAACAATATTCACGCACTAACGGGAATTTACCATGCTTATAAGGGCTTTCGCCTTCTTCCAATAGAACACTATCGGCGAACGTTGCGTATCTGATTTTAGTATCTGGAATACTTGTAGGTTTCTTACCAGTAGCCATTAATACAACGAATAACGGGTTAGCTTCATCAATTAACCCCTCTTTTGTCATGTATACGTTCTTTTTGCCGTATTCTTTATACCAATACTGCACTACACGGATTTTATTGTAATTCGTGTTATACCATAACGCTTCGCCGTCTACCGTTTCAATAACGCCGGCTTCCTGTTCGGTTTCATCATATCGGCTTTTTAATGCGTTGATTTCGTCAACCTTTTCCGGATAAATCTGCTTTAATTTAGCAGCACTTTCCCAGCTATACCGGCCAACATATTGCGCATCGCTTAAATCGTCCTTTTTACATTCCGGATCTATGAAAGCATCAAACGGAGAAACACGTTCAATTTGAATAGTGCCGTCTAACTTCGTATAGTCGAATTCATACGATACCCAGTAATTGGCTAAACCACAAATAATCTTATCGCGGAAACATTTGCCCTTATTGCGTTGATAGTTCGCACGGTCTAAACAGTATTTTGTAATACCCTTAGCAACGCGGCTTATCCTATCATCTTCTTCGGAACGTGGTAAAAAGTCCGGTTCTGTTTCGTTCTGCGATGCATAACCGCATAACAGATTAATAACCGGTCTAATTCTATTAATCGTAATTGCTGGCCGTCCAGCTTCGCGCATGTTCTTCAAGTCGCCGTCTTGCCATTGCTTACCTTGCATAAATGCAAAATCTTCGGCAGCAGCCTTGCGCCATTCTGACGTGGCGGCCAATGCATTTTTTACATTCTGTTTTGCTTCGTATATATCAAATGTTGTTTGTTCTATATCCATTATTCCACCATTTCAGAACCGTAAATAATATCGTACATTTGTTCTAACTGCCATTGCGGCATTGCTTTTGCGAATTCCGCTAGTTGTGCATCTGTATATTTAGCCGGAATAATAACGCCCTTTTCTTCACGTTCGCCATATTCCGATTTAAGAACCTTAAAGGCGTAATCACGCAACGCCCTTTCACTCATACGCCCCATGCGCTTATATCTCCTTCGCTATCATCAACATATTTATAACCGTCATTAAATGGCTTATCTGGTTTAACTGATTTAACCGGTCTAGCCATACACATATAACGCACCGCATCATACGCATGATCTTCTTGTTTTGTATCTACATCTTCGACTTTGATTTTATCGTATGTTAAAGCTGGTAACGTGCGTATTAAGTGTACGCAATTACTAAATATCTTCAACTTACCTTCTTTTAATCGTTGATGTACTTGCATAAGTCCGGCCAATCTATCGTTATCAGCACGCACCCAGTACACGCCCTCAGTTGCAAATATTTCCGCAATCGTTGGGCCGTCATGCCCTGTTCGCTGCCAAATAGCGGGGTCTGCCACGCCTTGATAGTCTTTTAAATGTTCTATCTTTTGTGCTACTTCCCGCGCGGTTTCTTGCGTTCCTGTATCCGGCATACCCGGCTTACAACCGTAATATTCACCAGTAATATATAAAACGTCGTCATAATCAACGGCAGCGGAATATACTGCATATGGTTTCGTATATCCCCAGTCCATTGACCGGTATCGTTGCCAATGATGCGGTATTTCAAACGGTTCTATTACATGCTTATCGGTGCGGAATTCTGTAAATACTTGACCTTCAAATATGTTCCAGTCGCCGTCTAGGTATGCCTTACGTAGTTTTTCCGGTAACGTGTTAAGCGCATCTATATAACTTTGCGATAAATGCGGGTTATCGCTTGCCCTTGCTTGGATATATGCAATCTTATCGGCGAACGGCTGCATTTCTTTTGTAAAATTTCTATCAATGAACAAATCTTTTACCCACATATGGCCCTTACCGCCCGGGTTAGTTGCTGCGATTAATTTCGTATCCGTGATACCAGTCCAACGTAAACGCATACGCAAAAAGTCGAATACATCGCGACTATTCAAAGTCAATTCATCAATAGCAATAGCAGCGAATTCGCTTGAAAGGTATTTGCTTGGTTTATCCAGATTTCTAAAACAGATAACACCGCCGCCTAATTCATCATTCAACGTGAATTCATGGTTGCTTTCCTTATAGCTTCCTAACCATTCCGGAAACTCCATTTTGATTTTGGATATTTGACGATCATCAAGACTTGGATAATCTTCACAAAATAATCCAACGCGTATGCCTTTAATTCCTGTTTTGATGAACCAATCAATTAAAAGCCATACCAAACCCCAGCGGAGTATATACGATTTACCACCACCAGCAGCGCCGCCATATAGTGTATATATGTTTTGCTTAACTGCCCTTAAAAATTCCTTTTGCTTAGGCGTTGGCCGTATCACATCGCGAAACAGATTTGTTTTACTCATCTGGCTCACTCAATTCGTTATTATCAATAACCAACTTAACGGCGCTTTCTGTTGTGATTTCCTGTTGTATCTTATCGCGCCATTCTTTAGAACGTCGATTTTTAAGCCAGAAAATCATGGCCGTTGTATTTCCTTCAAGTGCTGCTTTATACAATGCATTTTCAACTTGTATATCTGCTTCATCCTTCCCTATTTTTAAGGCGTTTGATATTTTCGGCGACTTCTTACGCCATTCCCATAAGGTAGAAACAACAATATCCATATTGCTGGCAATTTGTTCATTTGTTAAACCGTTGCGCGCCCAGCCTTGTAAAAGCAAAATCTTTTCTTCCGCTTCCCAATCCTTATATGTTGTTTTCGCCATTGTTTCACCCCCTATCGTAGTATGTTGTTATCTTTGCTTTTCATTCTGCCATGTGATCGTTGGCATATCCCCGCATGTTGCTTGCTGGCGTGTTGGCTAGTGCAATATGTTTGGCATAATCCGTCATAGTATATTTCGTTGGCTATGCATCTGCCGCTTTTATTGTTAAGGCATTTCGATTTTGTACATATGATATTCACTAGCTTTTCACCACCTTCACAAAACTTTTTTGGAAAATTTTTAATTTCCCTATTGACTACTTGCGAAAACGCAAGTATTCAAAAAAGGAGAATTTAAAATGCTAACACTTAAAGATGTAAACACAAACAAAACATGGGAATTTGAAAACAAAACAGATGCTTCTGATTTCATCAGTACAATGAGTTTCAGTTTTGAATGGCAATTAATCGACGATAACAATGAAGTTATTGCTTGCCACTACTTCGAATAACAACAAAGGCCGCCTACATAGGGCGGCTTTTTTAATTACTCAAAACCGAACACGCCGCACTAAAAGATCACTGGAAACTATGAAAGGTGATATCTCTTAAAATAAAAAAATGTGCATTATGTTCAGTTTTCAATAATCAAATGTTACTTTTATACAAAAAATGAGATATATCGCCGTGGATATACCTCATATTCTTATAATTTTATTCATTTTTGTTGTATTAAACACTCAAAACCGGAGCCATACCGCCGCACTCGCCACGGCGTAGGCCTGTGGCCTAGTTCCTAGGAAACCGAACGGCCCCAGTTTTCAATGTTTGATATGTGTACTCTAAACCAATACCGATATGGATCACATGAAATTAGGTTTATTGTTGTTGTGCTTGGAAGTACATATTTATATTTGATAGGATTGTTCTCAATGGCATTGTGTTTGTTTGAAAGGAATTCTTTTTATCGGTATCGGTTTACAATACACAATAGGGGAACGGCCCAAAGTTCCCCATGTGCATCGTGTTATATAGGAGAATTACGCCAATGACCTTTTAAGCATCATTTGACAATATAATTATACTATATATGGCGTTTCCGTATTATTCCGATGTAGTTCGGTATAGTTCGACTTGTACCGATTTCCCTGTATACATACTTGGATAATACGTTTCATGTAAAAATTTCCCTACTTTTATAAGGCCTAGTGTTTTCAATTCGGCGGCTTGCGTTTTACCTAAATCAGTAAAACTTTTTGCATATTTTGCGCTTTCCCCGTCGATGTATTCACGCATTAATAATATATTGGTTTTTCCTATGGTGCATGTATTGATGATTTCCGCTGCCGTTTCGCGTTCATCAATTAATGCGCCTATTTCTTTATGTACGGCATCGCGTTTACTTTCAAGGCGTACTATTTGACGGTCTAACCCGCCCGGCGTTCCGCCACCGCTTAACCGTTCCTTGCTATAATCAACGGCCCCTATCGTTGTTATATCGGATTGCAAATGCTTTAGATCTTCTTTCAATGATTTAATCTTCATTGATATTAATTTAATCGGTTCTAGGTATTCTTTTCCTAACTCCCTGTATTCTTTATCCGTCATTTATTCCCCCGTATGGTTCATTATCGTAAATTCTTAACCGTTTCCCCTAGCATGTTTAAATAGTCCTGTAAATTTACTTTGATAGCATCGTTTACAAGCTGGATATTATCAGTTGTTACATAATGCGCCAGCAGCATTTTATACATAGCATCTTTGGTAGGTACTAATACCGCTATTAATGCGCTAATTACAAACGCAATATATAAGGCAATAATTTTCTTTTTATGCGGTTGTAATAAACTTCGTACGTTATCATCTACAATACATGCCGCCGTTACACCAGCAGCGGCGCAAGTCAAAATCAAAAACACGGCTTGATTTAAAGCATCTATATTATGTAGTACCTCAATCAAGTACAAATACATCGGATCAATAATAGGCATTACACATTTCCCCTTTCGCCTATTCGTATCAAAGGGGCATTTATTTTGCCCCTTATCTACTACATCGTAAATGCTGATACTAATTTAATTAATGCTATCACTAGCGAAAACACCAATGCAGCATCAAATAACAATTTAATCATAGTTATTTTCCCGTGCTACCAATACCACCAGCACCGCGCGCCGTTTCGGTTAGTTGTGTAACCTCTAATAACTTTAATGCGCCAACTGGTACAATAATACCCTGTACTAATCTATCGCCTTTTTGGATTAAATACGGCGTATCGCTGGTATTGTGCAAGATTGCTTTAATTTCGCCCCTATAGTCCGCATCAATCACCCCGAATGAGTTTGGAATAATTAACGGCGTTTTGCTCATGCTAGATCGTGGCGCCAGCATCAACATATAACCCTTTGGAATTTCTACCGCTAAACCTAGCGTTACATATTGCGTTTGATGCGGTTCTATAACTACGCTTTCCGGTTGATAAAAATCCATACCAGCAGCATCTACGCTGCCAACCTTAGGCAATAATACACCGGGCATGCATCGCTTAACCTTGATAACGTCCGCATTATATCGTTTATAACCAAAGATGCGTTTAATCCTGTTTAGTAGTTCCATTTATTGCCCCTCATTTCAATAACGCTTCCAATACTTTATTTTTTCTATCCATAATTCGTATTTCTGCACGCGGGTTATCTTTATCAATACCAGCGATGCAGCTATCACCATATGAACATATCCATTTATCATCGTCTATCACCTTGGACTTTGTCAGTATGTCGCTGGTTGCCTGTAGCAATCCGATTAAGTCCGGCCAACTTCTTTTATTCGGTAGATAGTATTTACATTCAACAACGATGATGCCAGATATATGCAATTTCTTCCCAGCCAGTTGCCACATACAAGCATCTTCATAATTCTTGTAGGCTTCCGACGGTATTATAATAGGCTTTCCATTTCTGGATATAATACGCCCGCTATTCTTTTTAGTTGCTGGCCGGCCTTTCAATGTAATATCAATCACACTCATTTAACGCCCTTTCTGCCAATAATACATCATCTTCCGGAAATACCCAGTAAAAATCACCTAAACTAGTCCATGACGTTTTGCCACCCCTAAAACAATATACGCGGCCATTTTCGTATTTTGCAAAGTAAAGTTTAGCTTTTACAAGTCCAGTTTCTGCGATAACTGGCGTATCAACTGGAACCTTTCCCCATTCAACGATACCCAGTAACGATGCAATGGAATATTTACGGATATTAGGATTTAACCCCAGCACCTTGCATGGAATTCTTGGGGTGTGATCGCGTACCTTGAAATTCCCGCCGTTTTCAATAAATGTAGGATTTACGAAAAACGCATAAACGCCTTCAATCTTAATATCTCGATAACCTTCGTTATACATTTCTCGCAATAACCATTTTTGCTCATTCTTCATCGTATAATTCCCCTTTTATAATAATCTCTTTCAGTTGCTGCCGTACGTTGTAAATGTACGCTTCAACCGTTCCATTAAATACTTCCATTACCATTTTAGAAAGTGCTTGCCGCAATCGTTTCGTTTTGCCGTCCTTATGGTATTTATATTCAAGCGTAATTAAAAATCTATCTTGCGTTACTTTTGGTTTCAAAATCATGTTTTCAATAACCAGCGTTAATGCGCTGGCTAGTTGCTCACATGTAAAAACTCTACCGTTTCCCATATCTACCTTTACATTCATTTATCAATTCCCCTTTGATATTCATAGATAATTTCATTCTTAGGCGCATTTATTAGCATGATAATGCTATGATGTGCCGGTGATTTTGTATGCTCACCCGTTTCACTTATAAATTTAATGCGCTTAGTTGGTACATATACGCTTATATTTGTCTTGCTAAATAATTTATGCCTTTGTACCCCCCCCAGTGCATCTATAGGCAGTACCAGTGTACACGGGCGCCCCGTTTCAATACACCGCGCTATAATTTCATCTTTGTTACTATACGGCGGGTTAGTGATTAAGTAATCAAATTCATAATCTTTAGTTAAAAAATCATTGATGCCGTATATAGCTAATGGATCATAATCGCGTGTAACAATTTTTGTAAAATTGCTTTTATCTGTATCGAACGGCAATAAAATTTTATCGCCAGCCTTTGGCGGGAATACATTAAGCATTGTTTGAACCGTTTCTATAGGCGTATACCATTCATCGCTTTTAGTGCCTTTTATTAATGCTTGTTTCATCGCTTACACCTTTCAAGATTTACCCCAGCAGCTAACAAGCGGTTTCTAACAAATGTATACGATACGCCGTATATGCCCGCAATCTGCCGCACGCTCAAGCCTTTCTCACGCAAGGCGACCAATGCACTTGCTTCAATTTCTGGGTATACCGGCTTTCGTTTTATTTCTTTCCTTAACCCTAGCGCGGCCAATGCTGCATCTGCGGTTTTTCTACTGTATACGCAAGCACCTAATGCAAGCCAGTTTTCTATGTATGCCATTTTTACCTTCCTAACATTTACCTATGCGCCGCTTGATGCGGTTATTGCTATCTTTTACATACCCAAACACATCACCCCGTATATCACGGGTTTCTAATTCTTCTTTTCTGTTGCGATTGTATTTTATGTAGGCTGCGCATGTACTATGGCAGCCTATCACCCTATACTCACAACCCTTACATGGTGATTTCATTTTTATTCACCTTTAAAAAACACTAACCAAATTGTTTTACCGCGCCGTTGCCCTAAAACCGGTTCAACCGGCAACAACGGCCGCACCTTTGGCAAGGTTATTTGTTCTTCATTCCACTTAAAAATTAACGTTCCATTTTGTTTGAGTACCCGCCAACATTCCGCAAGGCCCTGTTTTATATCCTCTTTCCATTCCGGCCCTAACGTTCCGTATTTCAGTTTTAAAAACGATGTATTGCCAGCACTTACCAGATGCGGCGGATCAAACACAACTAAATAAAACGTTTCATCTTTAAAAGGCATTTCTCTAAAATCTGCAACTATATCCGGTTTTACGATTAACTTCCTACCGTCGCATAGTGTTGCGTTTTCCGTTCGGTTATCCATATAAACCGTTTCTTTATGTTCCCTATCAAACCAGAACATTTTAGAACCACAACACGCATCTAGTATTTTCATTTTTCACACCTTATTTTCAAAAGGGTTAATAGTTTCAAGAATAACAAACGATGTATTTTTATATCCGTTTTGTTCTTCCCATTCACGAAACGCCTTCGTTAATTTTTCTTGTAAAACGTCAATTTGTTTCAGTTCTACATGTACCAAATAATCTTCCGAATATTCTGCTATTTCATCATCAAGATCATAATCGATAATGTCATTGATAACACGCTCCGCATCAACAGTAGGAACATAATAATAAGGGTTTCCGACTCTAATCATTGGGACTTCTTCCGCCGGATATGTTTCGGCAAAATCTTTCACTGCATCTTCAATGCTTTTCTGTGGATACCCTACATGCTCACACAAACACCAGCACCATTCCTTATCATTCTTAACTAACATTTTTGCCACCTATTAGAACGGAATATTTTCATCGTTCCCCTTATCATCTGCAAAATTATCGAAATTGCTGCCAGCTTCCGCATCATTTAACGCTGATACACCTACGAAACTTGCAATTACTTCCGTAACGTACCGTTTTTGGCCGTCTTGCGTTTCGTAGCTTCTTGTTTGAATACGTCCCTCTACAAATAAGCGATTTCCCTTTCGGTAGTTGCCAGCTGCTTCGCCTAATTTTCCCCATGCTACACAATTAACAAACGCCGTTTGTTCTTTCGTTTCATTTGTAGCGCTATCAATATATGTATTGCTGGCCGCTACTGTGAACGTTGTAACCGCTCGGCCTGTTTGTGTATAACGTACTTCTGGATCACGTGCAAGAT